GGAAGGTCTTGATGTTCAGCCCGGCCTGGTCGACCAGGCCCATGAGCTGTGTTTGCGCGGTCTTGCTGTCCCTGGCAAAGGGGACAAGCTGACTGGCCATGCCGAGTATGGCGCGCTGGAATTTCGGCCCGCTGATGGCGCCTTCGGCGCCAGCGGTGCGCAGCCAGTCAATGAGCTGCGGCGCGGTCGAGCCGACGATCTGGTCGAAGTTCTGCCACGCAGACGCGCCGGTTACGCCGAACGAGGTAAGCGCCTTGGCGAACTGCTGCGTATTCAGCGTCATGCTGCCGGTCGCGGTGCCCAGGTTGTTCTGGACGCTGGCCGCCACCGTGCCGATGTTGCTCAGCGACGTAATGAAGCTGGCCAGGCCGCCTGTGCCGCCCGTCAGGTTGGTCATGAACTGATCCCACGCCTGATTGAGCTTGTCAACCTGCGTGGCGCTCAGTTCCGACTGGATGCCGATGGCGGTTACGTCCCGGCCGATGGCGCCTGCCGGGGAGCCCATCGCCTTGTAGCCCTGAACAAGGTCAGCTATCTGGATCTGTGCCTGAGCCCACTCGGGTCCGCTGAGCGACTTAGACAGCTTGATGCCAGCCTGGTCCGCCAGGACCAGGGCGCCAGCCAGGGATGTGCCGTATTTGTTGGCAAGGAACTGCGCGTGCGTCGCTACCGTCGCGTACTCGGATGCTAGCTGCTGCTGCGCCGCGGTCAGGGTTTGCGTCTCGCCCCTGAGGTAACCGGTGTATGCGGAGAGGTATTTGGACGCCTCTGCGTTGTGCGACGTTTCGCGTGCATACGACTGATAGGCGCCGGTAGCTGAGACGAGTTGCGTGTGCACGCCCGCCATAGCTGAGCCGAGCGCGTCGAACACGTGCGCGTTGGACGCAGAGTTGATCATGTTCTGCTGCGCCTGGACGTATTCCTGTGCGGCGCTCTTAAGCGTGATCAGCTTGTACAACAGGAACCCGACCACTGCAACGCCGACCGCTGCGGCCAGCGTGGTAGCTGTGCTCATTCCCATGATTGAGGCACGCATCTCATCCGATGCGGCCGACACCTCATAGCCCGCATTCATGATTGCCGCGCCCGCTATCGGCATCTTAGAGCCCAGGAGGGAGATTGCCTCTCCAACCTTGATTCCTATGCTGGGCAGCAAGGCTAGTGCGCTGCGCAGGATTCCGGTTACGCGCTCAAGCCCCCAGAAATAGCTGCCGGTTGCCTGGGTGGCGAGGCCCATACGGGCAAGTCCTGAGACTACGAGAGAGCCCCAGCGGTTGAATTCCTCGAAAGCCATGTAGGCCGTGACAAGGGAAACGCCGAAGATGTTGATTTTCGATGCAACGTCGAGAACTACGGCAGCTATCTTGAGCAGCCCCGCGAGAATGCCGAGCAGGATTTCGGCAAGGCCCGGCATCTGTGACGCGAAGGAAAGCAGCGCGTGACCGAGGTTGCCGAATACCTGGCCCAGGCCGGTTGCGTCGCCGACCATATGCGACAAAATGCTGTTCATTGCCCCGGCGAGAGAGCCGCCCTTGGCGAAGTCAGAGACTACCTTGCCGGTGAAGGTGTCGAATACGCGGCCGAGCTGGAGGCCGGTAGTGGCGAGGCCACCTGACCTTTCCCTAACGATCTGTATCGCCGCGCCTAGCGCCTGGTAGACATTCGGCGCAGCCGCGTCCTGCGCTTGCTGGAGAGCCGTCCCGAGTCCTAGCGCCTGCGAGGCAGAGGTGTTGAACATGTCGCCCGCAGCGGAGGTTGCGGTGCGCAAGGCTTGCATGTGCTGGACGACATTCTGCGTTGTCTCCGACCACACGGCAGCCCACGCGGCTATGCCGACCATCGCGGGCACGATGACGGCAAGCAGCTCCGCTGAGCCTGCCAGCAGCCAGTGAAGGGTTGTGGCAGTCAGGCGCAAGCCCAGCAGCCAGGCACCGCCTCGTGCCCCTGCCGCGGCGCCGGTAGCGGCGCCGAGCCCGTTGACGCCTATGTCGATCGTCTTGTTGTCGAGCCCCGCCATGGCTGCCTTAAGCGCGTTAACCTGCGCTATGGCACCTGCGACCTCACCGGAAATGCCTAGGGTGCGGACCTTAATGCGGATGGTCTTGTCATCAGGCAAGGTCGCCATGAGCGCCTTGGCCTGTTCAATCTTGGCCGCCAGGTCGTCTATGTCGCCGAGCAGGCGCGTGACAACGGGAGGCAGGAATTCCCCGGCCATTTAGCCAGTAGCCTCCATTATCGCCTGTAGCTGGTGCTCGAAGTAGATTTCGGTAAGGCGCCCGGAATCCACGACGTCATCAGTGGACGGGGCAAGATAGGGTCGCGGCGGGAGTTCGATGAAACGCCTCTCCCACCACGCGCCCTCAAGGAAAAAGAGCATCCACGGGTGGCCTTCCATGGTGCCGCCAAGTTCCTGGATGCGGGCGTATTCTTCGGTTCTCCCGTAACCGCCCGTAGGGCCGACCCACGCTTCATCGGCGCTGACCATCTGGGCTGTCATCGAATCGGAAAGGTTGCCGTCGATGCGGGCCGGTGGTTCCCCTGGCCCGGAGGGGGAGAACGTGTAGCGCTCGTGAGATTTCTCGTTCAGCCTGGCCCTGGCAATGTCGCGGATTTCTTCCGCGCCCTGTTTGGTGGCCTGCCGCGCCTGCTCCTGGGACGCTGCCAGCAGGAGATCCATTGCCTTCTGCCAGGCAGCGTCGCTCATTTACCGGCCCTTAGCGTGCTTAGCGCTGTATTCGGCTTCGGCTTGCTCACGGCGCCTGTGAATGTCCTTGTCGATGGCCGCGTTAATCGGCAGCATCCACGGCAGGACAGTCAGCTTCGTGTCATCCACCTGATCGGGATGCCAGCCGAAGGCGCGGGCGAACAGGACATACCGGAGCTGGCGCCACGGGATAGCGTCCTTGTTCGCCTGACCGGCGCCAGCTAGGTAGAGCTCTAGCTGACGGAGACGGTAGGGTCCGGGTCCGCGGCGGCCGGGTCGTCGTCGCTGGCGTTGATGGCGTCCAGGTGCGGCTGAATGCCCTTCCACAGCGCCCTCTGCTGCGGCAGCGTCAGCTTGTCGAGACTGTCCGGGCGCCTGCTTGGCAGCGGAACCTCAAGGTTCCACCCGGTCACGATGCGGAGCGCCAGCGCCCGGCGCTGGGCGCCGTCGTAGTTGCCCGGCATGAAGGCTTCCTTCGACTCCGGGTCGATCCTCATCTCGATGGCGCCCTCGACGGCGTCGCGGTCGCCTGACCGCAGCTCGTCAACTTCCTTGATCGTGGCGTACTTGCCTTCGCCTAGATCGATGTTCATGCGGTGATCCCTCTCGCTTGATTGTTAGGACGTGGCCATGATCAGTAGGTGGCTACGGCGTTCTGGATGATGACGTTGCCCGGCGACATGCCGCCTGAGGCCCCGGCGTTGGCGGTGTTCATGATCGCCCGGAAGGTGACGTCGTAGGTGAGCACGTCCGGTGCCTGGATCGGTGCGGACTCATACGCTGCCACGTTGAAGTTGAACGTGACCGACACGAGCCCTGCGCCGGAACCTGACGACATGGTGAGCTGGAGCGGCTGCTGCGTGTTGTTGAGCAGCGTGACCAGCGGGCTTTCGTCCTGGGCAATGAAAGTCAGCTTGCCGGTCGCGGTCAGGCCGAGCCGCGGGATAACCCATGGCGCCTGGGAGCCCTGGAGCGTGTACTTGGGCTTAACCTCGCGGGCCAGGTTGACCGTCGCATCGGCGACGGTCTGCACGAGTGTGCCGCCTGAGGCGGGACCGCCGATGCCGACCTTGAGAAGCCAGTTAGGAAGGGCCACGGCATCTGGCTGGTTGTTGGTAACCGAGCCCGCCGCGATGACGCCCAGGACCGAAGTGCCCTTGGTGTCATGCTGGAATAGCTGCTCGGAAGCCATCTTGAAGTCGATGCCCGAGCAGCACCAGTAACCGTACTGCCTGGCACCGAAGGTGCCAGCAAGCACCTGGTGGTAAGTGATGGTGTGGCTCGGAGGCTGGCCGTTGCCCGAGTTAAGCAGGGCGAACGTGTGAGTGAATGGCGCAGTTACGATAGCAATCGCAGCACCGGCCGAGTGAGCGAAGCGCGTCGGAGTGTTGGCGAAAGTGACAACACTGCCCGCTACGTTGGTGACAACCAGGTTTTCGGTCGGCGCGGTGCTCAGCGTGGCGTTGCCGAACTGGAGAACGCTGCCGATGACAATCGTGCCGATGGCGCCTACGGTGACGCTGGTCACCCCGGCAGCCGTAGCCGCGCTTACCGTGGTTGCGCTGGTCGGCGTCGAGCCGCTTGACTGGTAGTCGCCCCACAGGTTGTGCAGGGGGAAACCTATCGAGTC